ATAGCTCTATTATCTACGTAATCTCTTTCAAACATCTCCATAAGAGACTTCGGCAGTTGTACTTCTTGCTCCTCCATACCAGTATCCATACCCATCTCAGAAAGCTTATTGGCGAACTGAGCCTGCATATTTTTAATTAGCATCTCATGCTTTGCCTCCTCTTTCTGAGAGACTACATCATGGTTTAATACACTTACAGTGTAATTAAGAGGACGTTTAGACTTCTCTCCCAACAATAAATCAATAACAGGTTTAATGATAGGGTAGTTACGCATTGCAGAGGGAAAATTATTACGAGTCTTGCCATATGGCTTTAACACATATTTATAATCTATCTCATCAATAACTCCATTGTAAAAGTCATACAGAGATCGTAAGAAATCCTTACGCTCTGTAACTCCGTTCTCAGACATATGAATAAACGCCTCCACACAGGATTCGCGCCATTCTTTTGTCTTTTTCGTTAAAGGCAGTTTTTGCTGCGGTATAGTATCTCCCCCTAGGTGCATATTCTACAAAGTTAATGAATTATTTTTAATCTTACTACATAGTATGATTTTAGTTATCCTTTTAGTAATATACCATTAATGATATACGTTGTCAAACCAATCATCTGTGGATCTATCTTCTAAAATCTCTTTTACCTCCGCGTTATATAATTCTCGAGTGTGGTACATACCCACCATGAACGCCATGACACGGTCAAAGTTGCCCCTGTGATTAAACTTAATCAACTCTTGAAGTAGCGCAGGATCATAAATTTTATGCATATTCAATACCGTAGTTCCATCCTCTGCAGTGGACCTAACAGTATTCAGCCAGTCTCTAATATACAACTCTCCTTGACGCTTTCTTGCCTCAGTAGTGTGCATTCCATATTGACGCTTTACTTTTTTAGAGCGAAGATCCTTCTTATCTAACATCTCAAACTCTTCCTGCAGCTTGTGTAACTTCCTATGTTGTTTAGCATAGTGTATTACAGCTCCACGATCGTTCTCAAAGCCAATTTTAGCATTGTAATAATCAGCAAGCATAAAAAGATTACGATTATATTCGTCTTGGGAGTGCGGTCTTCCAACATAGCTAGCTACAATTAAATCATCTGGGCGACTAATATTATTAACTCTTTTAATCACATATGCAGCCCCAAGAGATGAAGAGTCTGCTGATTTATTCTGACCGTAAGGGTCATGGCATACTATATACAAATTATGAGGAACTTGATTCTCTGTATTCTTATACGGCCCTTCATACACAGTAATACACCCAGTTAGAGCATCTTCTTTTCTGTGAGGGTACCGTAAAATAGGTTTAGAGTCCCCATCCACTTTAAATTCGATTTTATTTCCTTTACCATAAAAGAGTTGCCCGTTTGTTCCTATACTGTGCAGTCCACCGACTTTTACTTTGTTATAGTGCTCCTGTAAAGACGATATATCAAACAGATTGGATGATACCTGTAATGTTGCTTCCCTAGGGCTCATTGGATGCTCAGCTATATACTGATCGTAAGCTTTAGGGTCATTTGTACCTTTCTTTTTGTTTCTATTCTTATCCTCAAATTCTACAGATTCATCTCGCAGTGAGTTACCTGCACTATCAATAAATCCCTCAAGATTTTCATAGATAGGTACAAAGTGCCCACACTTAGTCCCTTGTGCACCATCATCCCATACATTTTCAAATGATAGGCAATCATATGACTCAGGATTATAGAATAATTCCTCCATCCCTTCAAAATCTGCGCCCTCTGTACCACCAGTACCAAATGCTACCATAGTTCCAAGAGTATTTGCTCCCTGACGCATAGTAGGCATAGCAACCTCCCACGCTTTCAACAGTCCTGGAAATGCACCCGCTTCCTCAAAGAATATAAGCTCTCCCGCTTTACCACGTACCTTATCCGGGGCATCTTTAAGGGAAACACCCATTATCATGGACTTCATACCAAGCTCTACGTCTGCTCCGTTTACATTCTTCTTATATCCAGACATCTTATTCATCTCCCTATCCTTAAGTCTAGGTTGAGTCCATGCTGTATTATCATCTACGAAAGAGAGAATCTCCCACGCCTTAGATAATAGACCATCTCCAATAATGAATTCTTTCTGCCCAGCAAACACGTAATTCTTACTATTTCTTATGTGAAAATAGTTTCGTGCTAGCATAGCAGATGCCTTATATGAGTATCCTTTACGCCTTGCCTTTAGCACAGTCATATGCTTATTAGTCTTTCTGCACTTGTCAATAGCATTAAAGTATTTCCAATCCCCATCGTAAAACGCAGGGAATGTTCTCTCTCTCCTAGCTATGACTGTCCCATCTGGTAATGTCTCATCCACAGACCTGTCAATAGGGCAATAGTTAAGGTAGAAATAGTGGAAACCAGTAATCTTTAACTCGTCTATCTCATACCCGTATAAACACTTCTCCCTCTCTGAGTCCCAATAGTCAAAGTAGTCTTTTGTTTCTTTTACAGCATTAGTATAAAACCCATGCTCTAGAAAATATAATGCGGAGGGCCTAAGCCTGTCTGTATCCTTAAACATATTGTATTACTGGCTATATTTATTAACTACTACTCCTCCTCTATTTACAGCTGCAGTTTGTTGGTCCTTTCTAACTACTTCCTCAAGCTTAGTTAGGCCATCAACTACATCCCCCATCTTTGTTAGATTAGCCACAAGATCTTTAGCTGCATATATAGGTTTTCCATTATCATCCATTAATGTCAAATCAATGTCTTCAAAATATCTTTCTAATTTCCCTATCGATGATCTTGCAGACTTAAGAAGTTTCACAGCAGATGTTTCAGTAAGTTCCTTATACTTTTCTATCCCCGCACTAAGTTTAGCAGACCATTTAACTCCTAAATCATGTATTAATTTATCCTTCCGTTCGCCTATAGGGTATACTGAGTAGGGGGATCTGTGATCTGTAAAATAGTATATAGTAGCAAGTTCACTTAACGTCAAAGATTTAAACTCTCTTATAGTCAGTGTGTACGCACTAGGTATAACTTTTTTATCACTTATTGTTAGTAGATCCATCTGCTTTTTCTTGTATATATTTTATCCTGCCAGGCTTAGCTGAAAACTTTCCAAATTTAGGCAGTCTAACAGACTCAAATTTTCCCTCCTTCATAACCTCAGTCACATAGGTAAATTGATAGTTTACTGCTGACTCTACTTGGGCTAGCGGAATATTGTACTTAGTCGCTAGGATCTGTATTATCTCCTTTTTCGTCTTTGCCATAGTTTATAACTTGAGGTTTCCATTTTGGTGGCGTGTCTGGGCAATTACTAGTTTTCCATTGAGCTTTATACTCAATCTTACACCCACATAGTCCACATCTAGCAGTATCCTTTTTAAAGTGCTCACATGCTTCGCACGCACTTACTCTTTGTTCATAGTCTTTAAGAGACACATTGGGAGCTCCCTCCTTAACATATCTAGAGAGCTCCTTAGTAAAACTTTTTACCATACTCCACGTACTGGGCATTTTATCTTTACTCATCAGGTGTAATATCTAATTCAAAATCCATTTCAAACTCTATCTCTTCTTCAAATAAAGGTTCGGTAATTAATTTTACTATTTCCCCACATTTATCTTGAACTACAATTATAGCCCACGACTCATCTACAACATAGTGTGTAAATATTAGATTGTTATGGTCTTCCATCCTGCCACCGTAAATTGATTCGAACACTTTTAGTAGTTGTATTTAATAGTTTATTAAGCCGGTAGTTACTGCCTGACTTTAAAAGTACACCTTTATCTTTAAACTTTTTTACATAGTTGTTTAAAGTATTATAATCCTTAAACTCTAGCTTCTCCGCTACTATCTTCTTAATCTCTGGTGCACAGATATTTACAAGCTTCTTCTCATTATTTATGTCTACAAACAGAGATAGAATTTTTAATTCTTTATCTGTGAGATTAAATATACCATTCCAAATCTGGAGGTATTTATATGTGCTATTTACTTTAATAGTTAAGTTCTGATCCATCGTCTACTATTACTTCGATTAAAAAATTGTATTCTCCTATATATGTATTTATTTCCCACTCTGCGTACTCATTAAGAGCTGACCAAATCATAAGTTTAGTTTCAAAGTCCTGCATGCTAAAAACAAATGCATCCATATCTGCTGTCTTAAACTTAGCTGTTACCATCTAGAAAATCTATCGTGGCCCTACCGTCATTTAGAATGATTCTAGATGAGGTTGATTGGCGATTAAATTCTATGACATATGGTTCTACATCCGAACGGGTAATAAGGAACGTAAGGAATACAGACAATTCTTTTGCAGCATGTTTTGTTTTGCTGCTGTATTCGTCCGCCTTTTCTTCAGCAGCTACCAGATTCTGATAGTCATCCAAAGAAATCGTTACTGTTCCGGATACCTTTTTCACACCTTCCCAAGGATTTGGTGCTCTCCTACGAGGAGATATGTTACCTCTTCCAGAGTTATACGTCTGGCTTCTGTAGTAGGATCTACCATAACAGTGTCTCCTACTGTGCAAAAATGACAGTGCTCTCCAGCCTTAAGGACTTCTAATACGTTAGTACTAAGTTTCTTGGCAGTGCTCGCATCTAGAATGATGCCTGACTCTCGTGTCTTAGATGAAGGATCTGGTAATAATATCCATTGTCCTTGCGGGGTAAACTTTATTTTATTGCTCATCTCTATATTGAATTTACACAAATATATAAACTAATTCCTTATATATGCAAATACTTGAGCAGTAAGTGTAAACTAATTATACATCTACTGGAGCATCCTCCTGCGGAGCAACCACTTCCTGCGGATTTGTAATCTCCTGTTCAACTGCCTCCGCATAAGGAAGCTGCATACAGTATTTATGCAAAATAGTCTCCTTATCCGTTTTGGCATCCTGAGCTTCATGGAAGATCTCTATGTAATTATACAGAGCAAGAGTGTGGTTGGCTACTCGGCTCTCTAGCTGCTCAATAAGAAGAAATACTCCATGGTCTACCTTATACTTGACCCCATTAATATTAATCTTCTTCTTTGTCTTCTTTTTTACTTGCATAGTATTAGTCTTCTTCTTTGCCCTCAACATGAGAGACTATATCCCGTACAGCATACTGTGCCGCACTTAACTGCTCTTGTAACTCTGCGTTATCCCTCTCTAGGCCTTTAATAGTCCTATTTAAATACTCTACCTCTCT